CTGCAACCATCATACGACGTGGCTTCGCGTTTGAAAGCGTAGCACCCGCTGAAGTTGCTGTTAGTCCTGCAACTGTAGCTTTAGCCGTAGTACCTTTAGGTAGTAAGTTAGATACATAAACCGTGAAACGGTCTAGCATTCCAATCTTACCAGTACGAACGATACTTGACTGGTCACCAGTGAAGTACGCCTGTGCAATATCAGATTGCATCAAGATGTGACGATCGTGTGGAGACATAATCAACCAACGACCTTCTTCTGGTACGTTCTGCTCGTCTAACGCAGCTGACATACGTAGAATCATCTTTAACAATTCGCCGGATGTAGCTTGGTTAACTGGTGCAGTGTCTGTACCTAGACCGTAGCTTGCTGAGATAGCACCAGCTGCTGCGCCTTTGTTAGCTGCAACTGCGCCTTCTGTTACAAACCAGTTGAAGAAACATTCGTTTTCGATTGCAATCTTCAACTGCTTAGCAGCGTCATCAGTAAACATGTTCATCAAGTCCATATCAGCTTGGTGCGCTAATACGTCGTTGACCTGCACACTAAAGTACTTACCTTTGTTGATTTGTAAATCTTGAAAGATTGGTACAGGAACTTCACTTGATAAAGTCGAACCCGCTCCAGCATAATCATTGATAGTGATTGATGGTGCAGTACGGATACGAATTGAATCACCTTGATTCTTGATCTCGCCTTCCCAACTAGTGTTGGCAATTTCAGTCATCATTGTGTTTGCAAAAAATTTTGCGTTTAGCTTGTTAGACCACAATTGTGGAATAAAGCTGCCTGAATAATCAGGCGTCGTGTTAAACGGGGATTGTACGGGAAATATAGCCGCCATTTTTGTACTCCTTAAAAATTAAAAAATAAAACAGTTTGGGTTAAGGCTGCGTACTTAAATGGCGTATTAATTTTACTTAACTCGACCTTCCATGTATGCAACAGTTAACTCAGCTTCAAGTTTTTCCGCATCATCATACTTGCCCTGTGAGTTTAAGTCTCTAATTTTAGTCCAACCTCTATCCAATTCTTTTTCTGAATAAATCTTAGAACTATTATTCGAACTCTTAGACGCCACTGTGCTAGCAGAACGACTTGGTGTTACTTGCTTTTCAAGTTCTGTTTGGCGATCACTCTTGCCGTTTGCAACTGGTTCGACACTTCCGCGAAATAAACTCACATAGTGAGCTACCGCTTCTGCATCTCCCGAATTAAACGCAGCTTGAGCTTGATCTCTGCGTGGCCCCCTAGTCATAGGGTCAATTTCATTTAGCCATGCAACCCAACGTTCGTCGTCGTCAAGTTGGTCAAACTCAGGCACTAAAGCGTTTAGTTTCTGTGTAAAACCTACCTCTCCAACTTGGTTATCAGTATTTGAAATTTTACTCTGCAAATCCTGAATCACTCTAGACTGTTGCTCGAAACGTTCCTCGTAATCTTGAGAAACTTCTTTTGCAACTCTCCGTTGAAAGTCGATCAAATCATCACCGTACTCTTCTCGATCAGCATCGGTAACATAACTAACTTTCTCTTTCGGTTTCTCAGCTTCTGCTTTTTTTGCAGCTTGTGCTTCCTCGCGGATTGCATTCATCTGGTCAGTAAGTTCTTTAACCTGCTGGTGCAGCCTAGGAACTTCTGCATCATACTTTCCTCGTAAGGTAGCGTATTTCTGCTTAAAGCTTTCTGATACTTCTTCTATAGAATCGTCAGCCGGCGTTGCTTCTACTGCTACAGGCTCCTCGATTGGTTCGTCATCCGTTACTTCAACTTCCGTATCCTTGGCTTTAGCTTTTTTAGAAGTTTTCTTTTTCTTAACTTCTGGTTTGGCTTTTGTTTCTTCGCCTTGGGCTTCTAATTGTTTCTCTAACTCTTCAACTTCATCAAGTTGTTGTTGTACCTGTTTTGGCAATGCCATTTTTTTCTCCCTTAAAGCACCAACTCTGTTTCGCAGCGCAATGTATGCTGCTCCCGTTATGGTGTGCTTAACAAATGCGTTATTTCTAACGCGCCTTAACTTTAGACGATTCTTCGATCGCCTTCAGTAAATCTTCAAAAGCTTCTGCCCTACCTTGCAAACGGTGGATTGTTCCCATTTCGTTTGCGTAGACCAGCTTTTGTTTTGTACTCTCAAGTTCCCTTTCAAGTACTGTTAACACTTTATTTACCCCTGGTTCTCTCAGCCTATTTAGCGCTGAAATCTCCGACGCACTTAAAGAATTAACATTAATCATTTATTCGTATAATACCTAATATTAATATAGAGTGGAGATAATTTACCTTCCGTTAGGCCTTTGCGCCATAAAGTTATCTTGTCTTCCACCCATTTCTGTACCATCTTCTTGTAAATTAGCAGCTTGTTCTGCAGCCATTTGTTCTTGCTGCATCTGCATCATCATCTGTTGTTGCTGTTGCGCCATCTGTTGCTGCTTCTCTACATCTTCTCTAGAAGGAACTAACCTGTCAATGTTTCCATTAAGGTTACCAGCAAGGTCACGCATAAGTTCTGCAGTACCTGGCAATCCAACAATCTGTTGCGCTACAGGGCTTTCTAAAACTAATCTTAAGAACTCAGTCTTACGAACAGACTCAGCTTCTTTAACAACAAGTGACATAGCACCTTTAGCAATAATCTGAACATCACCTACTAAATCTGCG